AATGTATCTCTGGTTATACTGGTCCCCATCAACCCCAAAGAAATAAGATAAAAAATTATTAGCCATAATGAATGTTGTTTGATTCCAAAATTACAATATATTTGCATTACTAAATCATAGAAAATGAAAAAAGCATTTAATTCATATTCGCTTAAGGGTCATAATCTTGAAATCAAAGACTTTGATGCTGGCAGCAGAAAGGTTGCAATCTATCTGTCAAAGTTTAATGAGATTGACTCTGACAATGATTTGATTATGAAAGGGGCCTTTAAAAAATCAATTGAAGAGAGAGGCCCATCTTCATCTTCTAACAGACAAATTGCTTTCTTGCGTCACCACAACTGGGAGAAACAGATTGGTAAATTTGTAGAATTAGCTGAGGACAAAGAGGGCCTTTTTGCAGTCGGAAGATTGGGAACATCAACGATGGGAGAGGACGCATTAAGAGATTATGCTGATGGGATAATCAAGGAGCATTCGATTGGATTCCAATACATCCCAGACAAGATTAAATTTATCGAAGATAGCTCAATGGAAACTGGAGGATTCTTCCAGATAGCTGAGGTTAAACTTTGGGAGGGCTCAGCTGTGACTTTTGGCGCAAATGGGAACACTGGAGTTGTCGATGTTTCAAAATCATTAAATAGAGTTGAGAGAGCCGTTGAGCTCAGTCAAGAAATAGATATTATTACCAAAGCAATAGTGACTGGAAAGGGCTCAGATGAGAGACTGTTCGAACTGGAGATGAGGTTAAAATTTTTAAATGCAAGGATGCTGGAATTGGCAAGCACTGAACCGATTGTTAAAAATCATTCAGCCGTAATCCCAGAACAGAAATCAGCATTTAATTGGGAAGAAGTGTTTAATAAATTGTAAAACAAAAAAATCAAAAAGATGGAAATGACTCCAGAACAAGTGATTGAAAAAATGAATTCAATCATTGCAGAAAAAACAAACGGCTTCGCTAAGTCGGACGAAATCAACGGATTGAAAGAGGATTTAGCTTTGCTAAAAACTAGCGTTGAAAGTACAGAATCAACAGATGCAATCAAATCTGAGATTGCGAAGTTAGATGGGCAAATTGCAGCTCTAAAAGAAAGCAATGAAAAAGTAACTGCTAGCAAGAAATCTTTTGGAGAGACTATTGTGGATGCATTCACAAAAAACCTTGATGCTATCAAATCGATTGCAGAAAAGGGAGGAATGATGAAGTTGGATGTCAAAGCAGATACTATGACAATCAATGCGAACTACTCTGGAGGAACAGTTGGTTCATCTGACTTAGAGACTGGATTAACACGCATCCAAAGACGTCGTTCTTTTATGCGTTCTTTAATGAATGTGAGAGGGACTAGTTCTAAATTTGTCACTTGGATTGAGCAAGCGAACCCAGATGGGGATGCTGGAATGACTGCTGAGGGGGCTTTAAAGAATCAAATTGATTTTGATTTAGTTGAGCGTTCTGAGAGAGTGAAAAAAGTAACTGCATTCATCAAAGTTTCTAAGGAAATGATTGCAGATATTCCATTTATGCAAGGCGAAATCAATGGAGAATTGATGGAGTTAGTTGATTTGAAATTGGATGAGCAATTATTGACTGGAGATAATCTTGGAGAGAATTTAAATGGGGTGTTGAACTCAGCACAACCATTCACTCCAGCAGTTCAGTTCGTTGCTTCGGTTCCTTTCGCTAATAACTCAGATGTATTGAGAGTTGCTATTGCTCAGATTGCTTCGGCAAATTTCCAAGCTGATTATATCGTATTGCATCCAGAGGATGTTGCTGCAATGGAGTTGGCTAAGAGCTCAACTGGAGAATATGTTTATCCAATGTATTTTGTAGCTGCTGATGGAACTACCAGAGTTAAAGGTATTCCAGTTATTGAGAACACTGGAGTTGCAACTGGGACATATTTAGTTGGAGATTTCACTAAGGCGAATTTAAGAGTTCGTGAAGAAATGAACATCCAAGTTGGATATGTGAATGATGACTTCACTAAAAACTTAATGACTGTTCTTTGTGAGCTTAGAGCTGTGGCTTATGTGAAAAATAACCACGTTAATGCATTCGTTCAAGGGACATTTGCGACTGATATTGCAACTATTTTATTACCATAATAATTAGAGCCCTTAGGGGCTTTGATTTAAATCTTTATCAGATGGCTGGAAAGAAAAAAACAGCAGCTCCAGAGGCTGCATTGGAAGCAAAGAAAGTCTATGAGGTCATATCTTTGACTGATAGTAATGGATTTGTTCTGGAGGCAGTTTATAGAGTCTCTGGAGTGGTTGCAGAAGCGTTGATAAATAAAGGATTAGTGAAATTAAAATAAAAGGAAACGATGGTTCAAGTTACTGACTTCTTAAATTTTGGCAAGTACGAGTTGAGCTCTGGTGTTTATGACCAGAACCGACTTGCTGATTATATTACCAGATACGAAAGACAGTATTTGATTGAGCTTTTTGGTGCTAATTTATACACCGAATATTTAGCTCAACTGGATATGCTTGGAGCATCAACAGAACAGAGGTTTATTGAGCTTGAGTTACCTTTTGCAATGGACATTTCACTGTTCAATATTATTGGCACAACTGGGAGCAACTATGGAGCTAACGGACAAAGAGTTATTATCTCAAATGGGATTAATGAGATGCTGATGGGATTCATTTATTTTGAATACTTAAAAGACAGTATTTCTGTAACGACTCCAGTTGGAGTTGTGCAACCATTTGGAGAGAACTCCAAAACTCCTAACACGCTTCACATCCAGATTTATACTCGGTACAATGAAGCAGTTCGGACGTACAGAGCTATTCAAGACAGAATTGTTGCGAACCCAAACGACTTGGATTATTCTCAGTCGAATGGAGTTTCAAAAATGTTAACAAGTTGGTTATGATTACTGAGGTTTCACAGCTTATAAGTCAATTGGTTTCTGAAATGGAGACAACTATCTCTGGGGATTATAACATCCTAGACCAGCGAACAGACATCTGTTCAACTAAATGGTTACGAGAGGGAAGAGTTGTCACAACAGACCAACCAGAGAGTTATACGATTATGGACTTAGAACCAGACCAATGGGCCATTGGAGAACCGATTGTGGACCCACTCTCAGTTATGGAGGGGGTCATTCAGTTACCAGTCCCAACATTTATGTTCGGAACTAAACTAGCAACAAATCTGGAGTGGACAAAAATGTCCAATGATGTAAAAACAAAAACACCAATTATCTGGCTGCTGGAAACGACCAGAGAGAAAGTCTTTGGAAGAGGAGACTCCAGAGAGAGAGAGTTCGAGATTCGAATGTATTTCTTGGATGAGACCAACATCAAGGATTATGCAACAAAGGACCATAGAGAGCAAGTGGTAAGGCCAATGCAGCAACTGGTTCTGGAGTTCATAGAGACAATTAAACGGTCCAGAGTATATCAAACTATTGAAGAATATGAGATGTATGCATTTAGCCGTTTTGGGGTCCAGAAAGATAATGGAATGTTTCAAAACATCTTGGATGCGAATCTGTCTGGGGTTGAGCTGCGCTTGACTCTGACTAAATTCAAAGAAAATTGTAAATGTTAAATTTTTTAAAAATAAGAAACTATGTCGTTAGGATGTAATTGTGAAGCTGGTTTATCCAACACTGGAAGACCAAACTGTATTCCGATTCAATCGGTTACATCAACGCTTATTATGGTCCCTTTGAGAGGTCAAAATGGAGTGTTGAATTTTATTGATTTAAATGCTGTGCTGCCAGTATGGAACAACCTTGTGAATGAAGCTGATGCCTCATTACGTTGGTTTCCATTGCCACAATTTGAGAATGTAGAATTGCCAAAAGCAGATTCTCAATTCGAAGAGGCAAACTCTGGAAGAATGGTATTTTTGCGCCAAGGCAAGCGTTCATTCGCTGGAGAGCTTTGGGCTGAGGATTCCTCTCCAACATTGCTTGGGAAATTGCAAGGAAATCGTTGCGTTGATTTCGGTGTTTACATCGTTGACGTTAATGGAAACCTTGTAGGTTCAGAGGTAAATGGGGGGTTATATCCAATCCCAGTTGACAATCCTTCTTTTGACCCAAAATATGGGTTTGCAACGGACTCAACAACATCAAAAATTATGGTTGCATTTGACTTCCAGAGATTGTTTGATGAGGGAACAATGTATATGATTACAGCTGAGGAGGCTGGCATCAATTTTAACACTCTTGAGGGGTTGATTGATGTAAACTTCCTTAACTCAATCGTAACTGCAACAGATGTCACGTTTGATGCTGCGTTGGATTATGGAACTGCAATCAACAAAATCAAGTTTAAAGGAGCTGTCTTAGTTGACTTCACTTTGACTGGAAATGGATTGCCGGTTGTGATTTCTGCTGTGGTTGAGAACACTGATGGAAACTATACAGTTTCTTATACTGCGACAACTGGAGATGCAATGGTTCTGACTTTGAACAAAGATGGTTACATCGGTTCAACTTCATTTATAGCATTGTAATCTGAGGAGTAAAAAATGATTTTCCAGAGAGGAAAGATTGGGATTAATTTAAATGTATTAATCTCAATCTCATTGGATGAGGCTTATTTGAAATTTCCTAATTTACCAAAATTGGTAATCAAGGCAGCTCACAAAGAAGCAAACCCAATCAGTCAGAAAAAGCGTAAATCAGAAATAAAATAAATTTAAAAGGCTGTGAGAAATTGCAGCCTTTTTTATTAATAATTAATTGTACATTTACAGAACAGAAAAATCAAAAATCGACTAAAACTGATCTTTGTAAGTCGAAATTTCAGACGCTCTGTAACCCAGTGATAGCGCACGAACAGCAGTTCTCTTCTTTCTTATACTACGCATCAAGGTTAGACTAAAAGCCGTTAAACGTGAGTTATTTGCAAAATACGATATAATCAAAAAGCATAAAATAGGACAAAAAAAGACCCAGAATGATTGATTTAATGGACACAATTCTTGGAGAAAAATTGCGAAAAATGGCAAATTTGTCAGACGCAATCGCTTGGTATGAAGCGTTCACTCCAGCCTTTAAAAAAGAGATTTTAAGCTGGATTCAAGATGACCAATTAAGAAAAAGGGGAGTTGATGAGGATGGAGATGTTATCGGAGAATATTCTCTTTATACTCAAATACTTTCTGGGGGCCGTAAGAAATTTGGGGACCATTATACATTGGAGGACACTGGAGAGTTTTTCAAAAGTATGTATGTTGTTGTTTTAAGTGACAGCATAGTTATTGAAGCAGACCCTATCAAGGGAAATGATAATTTATTTTTTAAATATGGAGAAGGGATTATTGGGCTTACGGAAGAGAATATTGAATATTTTCAACTGGAGCTCGCAGATAAATACAGAGAATACGCACGCAAAGTATTACAGCTCGATTAGTGACATTCCATTAAAAAACTGGATTGCTTGCACGCAAGGAGATTATAGCTTTGTGAGAGTTGGAGTTGATACTCCAGATGAATGGGGTTTCAATGAGCAAGAGGCTTGGTATTTAATTTATGACGCTTACTTGAGCAAGTATGGGTTAAATAAAACATACAAGAAGTATCTGGAGCTGATGAGAAAGAAAGCATTAGCAGAACTGGAATGGGTCATTACCAGAGACAGATTTAAATTGACAAAAATAGAAATTGAGACAGCAAAACTAAATGATATGTTGGCCAATATGGGGACTGGGATGTCTATTGAAATGACCCTTATTTATTTGGCCAAGTGGCTTGGATATAGGTTGGACCAGAAACAAATAACAGCAGAAGAATACTTTAATATACTTGAGATTTATGGCAAAGCAAATTAAGAAAACGGACCTTGTAGAAGATGACATCTTCTCTTCCATCAGAGACAGCGCATTAAAAACGATTACAGTTATTGAAAAGATAAATGCAGAGTTTATCCAGACATCCAAATCATTAAAAGAGTCAATTGGAGGAGCTAAATTCAGCAACTCTAAATCCATTGATGAGTTCACAAAAGCTGTCTCTGCTGCGCAAAAAGTGCAAGCTCAGTCATTGAAATTGGACCAAGAGAAATTAAAAGTTAACCAGCAGCTGAGCAAGTCAGAGGAGATGCTTGCAAAGTCAACTCAAGCTAAATCCAAAGCAGACCAAGAGTCATTAAAAACCAGCCAGCAGAAAGAAGTATTAGCTCAGCAAGAGGAGAAAACAAAACAGCAAACGCTGCGCACAGCTCAGCAGCAAGCAGCAGCTGATGAGAAAACAGCCAGAGCTGCTGCGAAAGCAAAGAAAGCAGCTGAGGATGAGAATAACGCATACAAACAACTGGAGGTAAACACTAGAAAATTAAAAAATGAAAGCAAGGATTATGCAGCTCAGCTGAGAGCTCTGGAAGTCGCTGGACAAAAGAACTCAAAGCAATGGTATGCATTAGATAAGGCCTACCGACAAACAACAAAGGCTGCTCAAGA